TGTTATTCAAGCGTATTACAATGATGAACATTACATGATTCGTAAATGTATATTTGTTGCTACATTTAATGCTTTACATTTGTGTGGTAGATCTTTATATCGTTGTTTTCGTGGAAATCCTTCTGGTACACCTTTGACTACTATTATTAATTGCTGTGTAAATTCTGTATTATTTAGATATGCTTATATGTATCTTGCCATTGATAATAGGCTTGATCCATTTACATTTCGTATTTATGTGGAATTTGCAGGATTTGGTGATGATAATTTGTCTGGTGTATCTATAGAAGTTCCATGGTTTAATGCTATGTCTTATGCACACATTATGAAATTGCATGGTATAGTATATACTTCTTGTTCTAAAGGTAATATTGAAGTCGAGTATGAGAATATAGATGATGTTACATATTTGAAACGTACATTTGTATATCGTAATGGATGGATGCATGCTCCTTTAGATAAGAATTCTATTCATGAAATGCTTCAGTGGTGCAGACCTTCTTCTATAACTTTGGAAGAGAATATGCAAGCTACTTTCAACTCTTTCTGTCAAGAAATGGTGCACTACGGCAAATCTGAATACAATGAGTATGTGAATATTGTTATGTCCACTGCTCAAAATCTTCCTGACCCAATCAGATTGATCAGGAATGATTACAAAACATTGTATGCAGCAATGAGAAATAAATGCTACTAATGGTAATATCCATATTTAAAAAGAGTGATGACTTTTTAAATTTTGTTTACTGAGTGGAGACTCTTTACTCTCATCACATGCAGTCTTTGATTTAAGGTTATCACCACTGCATCCATTATTGGCCTTACTGAAAATTCTAATGAAAATTCTACAAGTGCACCAACAGTAGCACCAAATACTGTTGAACAACTCCACGGAGATCAAACCGAACAAGCCGTGCGTTTTACCGACGTAGCTCCAATCATTGTCGAAGATAGTGATGATACAGCTATTCGAACACATAATGTGTCTTTTAAAACGCCAACTTTGACTGATTATGTCTCTCGTGTTTACCCAATCGCAAAGTTCAAATGGACTGCGACTCAGGTTCAAGGTGATTTATTGGCTGAGATTGTTTTCCCAGATGTGTTCTATCAATATAGAGCTGTTTTGGAAAAACTATCTCGCTTTAAATATATGCGATCTTCAGTCAATATTTCCATAAGGTTGAATGGTACATCCTTTCACTATGGTAAATTGATTGCAGCTTGGTCGCCTTGTCCTATTCCAAGTCCAGCAGGTACTACTACTTTGTGGGATCGCACGGAAAATCTAATTTCCGTAACTGGTTTCCCTCATGTTATTGTATCTGCAGGTATGAATGAAGTGGTTGGATTAAAAATTCCATTTGTATATCCATACAATTATGTTGATATGACATCAACAAATCCTGTAAATACACCTCAAAGTAGGTTATTCATATACGTTCTGAATACTTTACGTTGTAGTGATGTTACACCAGATGTTGATGTAACGGTTTTTGGTAATTTGTACGACATTACACTTTGTGGATATTGCAACGAGGAACCTATTCCTCGCGCATTTCCAGATACTGTACCTATAATTCCAGAATTCAAAGTCAGGAATTATTTGAAGTACAAACAACCAATTCATGATGGTGGAGAGGCTCAAATTGGGCATTTATGTTTAAATAACGTATCCCAAGTTGATTCTGACGAGAGTTCACCAATAACTCTCAATATTGGAACTTCTCCATCAACATCGCAATTAGATGGTGAAATGGTTGACTACTTGTGTCCAACAAGTCTCAATCAAATTGCCTCTCGTCCAGCTTTACTAGC